GCATTGAGAGACGAACATTTTCCCCATCGGTATCCCAATGAGCTTTTGATATACTATTCACTATTATATTATAATCCCTTTTTATTCTTTTATTTAAAAACTATGCTTATTCATCAAATTTGCGACCTTCGCCTTTTGGATTTCTTCCAGCAACAGTAGATGGACTATCAGAGTTATTATTTGTTCTTTGACCATCCCTTGCTCTGTTAGCTGTAGTATCTGCTGAATCCTGCGGTTTCATTTCCAAAGGTTCATCTCCGCCATCTCTTTGAGGCATACCTAAAATTGTACGAGCCTCATTTGGAACCATGATCTGAGTCTTAACATATCTTTCAAGAATTTGAGACTGTGTAATTTCATCAGTTAAAGTAAGTTCGTTAAATTTAAAATCTAAAATATCTGTTTTTTCACGGATGATCTTACTAATCATTTTGTTTAGCTTATCCTGGGCAGGTCTTGCTACCTGCTCTTTAAAGGTTCTATCTTGTGCTAAGGCTGCTGCAATTGCAGATGAATCACTACCTCCTAACTTAGATAAAGGAACTTGGTGTGCTACTAAAATATCATCACGGTTTTGCTTACGATACTTTTCAAAAGATCCTTCCTGAACCCCATTTTCAATTGGTTCCATTTTAAACTCAACCTTATTGGTTTCAGAATCTCCTGGGAGTGGTATATAAAGAGTTCTATGAGATTGCCCCTTAAGACCAGTCTGTAAAAATCTAAACATTTTGTCTTCTGCTTCTGAGGAAAGCTTAGCACCCTTTAGGGTTACAACATATCTTGGAACAGCTTTGTTTTGGAAGTAGTCAATATTATATTGTGAAGCAAGGCTATCTCCATATAAAGAATTAATGGCTGAAATAATATCTGGAACACCATAAAAAGTATTTAATGGTGAGTATTGTTTAAAATGAATAATTTCATTTGGACGAGCATCTGTACCCAATGGATTTGGATTAGTTGCTCCAAAGTTACGGAAATAAACAACCTTATTAGCAATAACCTGAACAAAACCATCACGCAGTCTACGTATACGAACAGTTGTAGATGGAATATGTCCAACATATCCAATCTCTCCTTTTACAGTTCTGCCAATTTCAAGGTAGCCATTACCAGTTGCCTGCAGGTCAGTATAAACCTTTTCCATTGAAGCAGTAAAAGAATCGTCACTATTAAGGCTTTCCAGCCAGTCTCTAACCTCAATCTTTGCTCTTTCAATTCTTTTTCTTGCACGATCTACCGAAGTTGCATCTGTAGAAGATTCTAGTTTTAACATTGTCCTTGGAGATACTTCAAAATCATAACCTAGTCCAACAATATTTTCTACCTTAGCATCAATAGCTGCATGGTTTGCAAATGATGTATCATAAAAATTAGCAAGTTCATATAAATTCCATGGTGGTGTAATAACATCAAATAATCCATAGCCATTGCGATAAATTAAACCAGGATTAATTTCTTTTGATTGTGCTCCATTAATACCAGAACTTACTGCACGAGCAGAGTCAATATACCCTTGTGAGGCATCTACTTTGCTTACTTCAGAATCTACTGATTTAATTACACGAGATGTTCGACGTTTAAAATTATTATCCAAACCATTAAGATTTTTTAAGTCATCCCAAGATTTATTAAATGGATCCTGTTTATCAAAAGTGTCATCAACTTCAATAGCTTTATCAATTCTTGCACCAATAATATAATCACTATCTGTTGACATTATTCATCACTTCCATATTTGTTGTGTGTATCTTGAGCAGCTTTCCAAGCACCAAGGTCATTCATAGATGGAATTAAACCTTCTGCAAGTCTTTGCTTTTGCTCTGAATACTCTTCTTCTGTAATTCTTGTTAAGCCTGGAACGAAGATACATTCCCCATCTCCTTCATCCCCGTAATATTTTGCTGCTGTTTTTAATTCAGAAATTTTAGAAATGTCGCCCTTCATTGAAGGAATGTTTAAAACAGAGCCAGTTCCATCCGTAAACCATTTTCCATTGGATTTTTTGTAAACATAAAGACCCCAGTCATAATGTTTTTCAATAATTTTTGCACGGGACTCGCCCACTTGCCCCTTCATTTTAGGCAAAGCTTTCTTCTTTTTACGTGGATCTTGAATATTCATAACCATAAGTATACCATATTACACAGCATTTAGGGTTGATGTCTGCCAAGAAACATCCTGATAGAACTGATATTCGTACAAGCCAAAGCTAAGTTTTTTATCGTATCCATCTCCAACAATTATTTTATTAGTTCCCGTATAGTTTTTATAAATTGTTGAAGGCTTTACACCTACTACGCTTGAAGATGAAAGCACTAAAACATTGTTCCATGAGTAAGGTAGCCAGAATATCCAGTCTATATCAAGCAAGCCAAGACTTTTAACTTTAAACCATGGTCGTTTAACAGCATTTCCTACTTCCTGCAAACTTGTTGTTTGATAATGAGATATATTGTTAATTAAAATAGGTCCAGTAATGTTAATAGATCCAACAACATTTGAAAAATTTAAAATATTATTAAATGAAATTCCCAGGAATCCCCATTCTTTTATTGTTATAACTGGTTCTTTTACAAGATTTCCATTCCAATAAAATCCAATACCATTTTCTAGTTCGCCAGTCTTTGCATTGATTGCATAAATTTTTGCTCTTTTACCATCAGAACTGTTAGCTACCATAAAAAATTTAATTATTGAATCTTTAGATTTAATTTCAAATATTTCTGTTGGCGAATAGGAAAAGAAAGCATCGTCATATCTTAATGACGCTTGCATTGCAATTACTTTGTAGTTTGATGCAATTGTTGAATTAACTGGAATAGATATTCCTCTACTAGCTAATGGATCATAGGTTCCCTTAATCTGTATTCCACTATGTCTTGTAAGATTTAAGTATGGAGAATTACCTTTATAAATTACAAAAGGATTTTTTCCTTTATAATCATAGTAAACTCCAGATTTTTTATATGGATACATATTAGATCCAAACTTAGTTCCAATAGGGTTTGGTTCAGAATCATTAAATGCTTGAGAACAAACCTCTAAACTTTTAATATTAACTTTGTTTTTCAAAATTGATTTTGCATTAAAGTCAATATGAAAAACAATTTTTAAATCATTAAAATCTATATCTGTTGGTGGATAAATAATCGTGTTATTAATAACTTCATACTTAGTATTTATCCATTCTGTTCCTGGTTCTAGAATACCATCTTTGGGTGCAGATTTATCATAAGTAAAAAATTCATCTACAGCACTAGCACCAGACTCTAAATACTCAAAAGTTATATGACTTTTAATTACTGAGTTTGATGTGTCATAAACTTCTTTATTAGTTGTTCTATCTTTTAAACTTTGATAATCATCATAACCAGTAAATAAATGATTATCTAATGAAGCATAAGTTCTTTGAATTGGATTTGAAAATTCATTTTTAAGTTCTCCGTAACTCCAAGATCCTGCAGATTCTTGTGTTAAAAATGTTGAAGGCTCTGGATATAAAATATTAAATTGTAAAAAGTCTAAATCATAATAAGATACACCTTTTTTATTTTTTACATATTGAGCAAAATATGTTAGTGGCATATAGTCTTTCCAAGAACCCTCAACATTAATATCTAAGGAATATTTTTCAAAATATTCTGATGCTACAAGAGTATAACTTGCAGTATGTGTTTCAAGCACATAAGCAACATAGCCAGCAGGAGTTCCACCGTCTAAAATATAGTCCCAATAAAAAGCCTCATCGCCAAAATAAGTATCTCCAGCATCATAATCAATTGGTCCGCCATATAAATTAAAAACATCTTCATAACTTTTTGGAAGTCCATTTTCATTAAACAGACTTTTTATTTTTTGAAAGTTTTTATCGGTGCAAAATCCTATACTATAAATATTTCCTGAAAAAGTATTTGATAGATTTGCTGAACCTCCAACATAAAATTTTAATCCACTTCTATTACTAAAAAATGATGCAACGGATGAACCAAAATAGTTAATTGCACTATCTAAATCTAAACCAACTGTTAAGTTTTCTCCAACAGTATATCCAACACCAGTATAAAATATTTGCTCTGTATTATTATATTTAATTGTATAAATAATATCTGACCCATTTAAACTAATATTAAAATAATTTTCTGTATTTTCAGAATCAATATGGATTAAAGTTTCATTAACTGCTGTTGATTTTGCTTTAAAAATTCCATAAAAGCATCTAACATCTTCTTTTAATAGATTAAAATCTTTAAACAGTAAATATCCATTTGTTGTGTTCCAACTATTTTTTGGCTTTAATGAAAAAAATAAAGATGATTCATTTTGTTCTACCTTATTATCTGCGTAAAATTCAAATTCTGTTTTATTATCGAATACGAGATCTGGCAAAATATAATCTGGTGTTGTTAATATATTATTCTGTATAATTAAATTATCTAAACTTCCTTGAGACCATCTTGCAATATTTGGATAGCTGTAATTATTTGTATAGTCTGCAAAAGAATAATCTATTGCTATTGAAGTTCCACCATAAGCACTATTTACATCTTCTGGAAATTCAACCCCTTGACCATAAACAAATCTTCTTTTTGCCATTACAGAAGAAACTTTATAAGGATAAAGAGCTATACAGTCAACTTGTAGTGGTGTTACATCTGTGTATGACCAAACACCAAGCCAATTATTATCACAAATAATATTATTAATTGTAGAAGTTAAATCTGGAAATTCAAGGTCTGAAGTCAAATATGTTAATGATAAAACTTCTTCTCCATTTATTAATAAACTTGCATTATTTTGTGCAACCCTAATATGAACTAACATCGGTCTATCCCATTCTCCAACAAAATGAGAACCAATATTGTCACCTATTTTTAAAATTAAAAATGGACCATTAACAAATAGACCATCTTGTCCATTTAAATTGCCAAAAACTTTTTTAGGCGTAGTACAGTTTGAAGAAATTCTCATCCATAGTTCTGCAGTATAATCTTTATACTGTCCAATAGAATTTAAAAATCCTTTAGCTGGAATAATTAAAGATGGTTTGTTTTCATTTGGATAAATATTAGTAACATTAGATGACCCATAAACTAATGGAACTCCAGAATTTTTAGCAAGAAGTTTATTGCCACTAACACAATAATAACCAAAAGACTCTTCAAGTCCATAACAGCTTGCTGAAATAACATTTTGCTCATATGGCAAAATTCCAATCAATGATTCTGGTTGAACACCTAAAGAAGAAGAGTTAAATTCTTCACTCCATTGCCCAAGAGTGATTCCATTAACTAAAAAATGATAATCATTTTCAGAAACAGACCCAGACTCATATTTAATTTTAACAACTATTTTAATTTCTGTATTTTCACTTGGAATGGCAAAAGTTTCTGAAATAAATTGCCATTGGTTAGATACTGAAGTACTAAAAGATTTTGTTTTTTCAATTAATTGTGCTGAGGTTGTATCATAATATTGATATCCAAGTTCAAACCCAGTAAGGAAAGAACTTTGAGAATAAAAATATCCACCTATTGAAAAAGTTCCAAGAGACTGATCCATGTCTGTAAAATTAATAATATAGTCACTAACTGCAGTTGTTGTTTCTATTCCACTTAATGGAACATTTCCAATAATTTTTCCAACATAGCTTGTGTTAAATGGTTCATCATTTGTATTAGTAAAAGCACCAAAAGATCCATTAGATATCTCCCAATTATCAAAATTTCTTTGATTTTCAGTAATTAAAGAAACATAGTCAACTGTGTCATCTAGCGCCCAGAGAGCCAATGGATGTTCGGCAAAAATCTTTTCAGCATATAAATTAGATGGGTTAGTCATAGTTCTCCTAACCTATTTTACCACACAAGCTTATTTTATTTTAATCTCACAGTAGTCTGTAGTGCAGTAAGATTCTCCAAGTGCTTCAAGATTATCTACACCATCATATATAGCAGAAAAATCAATATGACCGATTCGGCCAATATAGTAGTCATATTCTTCTTCTGTAATCTGAGTATAAGGTTGTTGTGGATATGTATGATTTCCCATTGGAAGGAATGAAACTGCTTTTAGCTGTCCTTCGTACATATGTAAAACTGTTGGTACATGCTTTGATTCTGTTTCTTTATCAAAAGATAGAGTTACAGAAACTCCATTATCAGACCAATATTTTTGAGCAGTTGCTGCAAGAGCAATCTTTTCAAATAGGGTAACATCCTTTTCAGATCTTGCATGACCTGATTTAACTGGGAAATAAACTACTGACGTATTTGCTGATACTAAGTCATCCTCAATTTTATACCCTGCTGCTTTAAATAAATGAAGCATTGGATCTGTATTACCAAAACGAATAGCACGAAGATAAAACTCTCCTCCAGGTCCCCAGTGAACTCCAGGAGTTGCACCAGAAAGAAGTGACACAGAGCCTGATGGCTTAACAGTAGTTACACGAACTGATTCACGAACACAAAGCCATTCTGAATA